GGACGGAAGTGGATCATCCGTTACTGTTTTTACCGGAGGGGCTAGTTCAGTTACTGAGCTACGTCCAATGGTAGTTCAGTTAGGACTGAAAAGCATTGCTGGTGCGTGGTCAGTTACTACGGGAGCTAACGTTAGCGTAATTGCGGCGGGATACTTTACCTAAACCGCATAGCGTCTAAGGAGTACACTATGGCGGTTTCAGACGTATCGATCTGCAATTTAGCTCTACAAAAATTAGGGTCAACGAGGATCACTTCGCTTAGCGACGATTCTCGTGAGGCCCGGTCTGTCAACTCTTGCTACGAACATTTGCGAGATTCCGAACTACGTCGGTACAAATGGAACTTTGCAAAGAAACGTGCAACTCTTGCACCTTCCGCCGTAACGCCAGATTTCGATTTTGATTACGCGTTTCCTCTGCCGACAGACTTTCTACGGCTATTGCCACCAGCTACGCTTAATTTAGATTGGCAAATAGAAAGCCACGAAGATAGGCCGTCTATTCTTACTAATGACGGGGATACGCTTGAAATCCAATACATAGCCCAAATAACAGACCCGACGCAGTTTGACCTGTGCTTCGTAGAGATGCTGGCATGCCGAATTGCTGATCATTGCTGCGAAGAAATAACTCAATCCACACAGAAAAAAGAAGCGGCTAAGATGGATTATAGATTTGCTAGGGATGAGGCAAGGAGAGCTAACGCGTTTGAAAACAGTTCAGAAGTAGACCCAGAAGATTCATGGCTTGCTGCTAGGAGATAAGAATGCCCAAAGCATCTCCGATACAAAGCAGCTTTAACACAGGGGAAATAACCCCACTATTATATGGCCGCCCCGATTTAGAGAACTATAGGAACGCTCTTCAGACTTCTCTTAATGGAATCCCTTTAATTCAAGGTCCATGGGCCCGCAGACCAGGCACGTACTTTACTGCTGAGGTTAAAGATTCATCAAAGGCAACTCGCGTAGTGCCATTTAAGTTCTCTACTACCCAGGCGTATATCATCGAATTCGGAAATTTGTACGTACGTTTCTATAGAAACAACGGCCCAATCGATTTAACTGCACAGAACATAACCGGCATAACCAAGGCAAACCCGGCTGTAGTAACGTATTCTGGATCAGATACTTATGCCAACGGGGACATGGTTGATATCTCTGGCGTTGTCGGTATGACAGAAGTAAACGGCCGCCGGTTCACTGTTGCTAACGTGAACACCGGCGCAAATACGTTTGAGTTGTCAGGCGTCAACAGTACTAGCTATACGACATATGTTTCTGGGGGTACTGTTTCAGAGGTTTATGAAGTAACGACTCCGTATGTAGAAGCCGACTTGTTTCAACTGAAGTTCACGCAATCTGCTGACGTGCTGTACATAACTCATCCGTCTTATGCCCCAAGGAAACTAACACGTACCGCCCACACCAGTTGGACACTGTCTACTATCTCGTTTTTAGATGGGCCGTATTTACCTACGAACTCTACTGCCGTCACAATGACACCAGGAGCCGCAACAGGTGCGACTACTCTCACTGCTAGCTCAGCAACGTTTGTATCTACTGACGTTGGCAGACTTGTCCGGATGAAAGAGGGTTCTACTTGGGGTTATGCAACTATAACAGGATATACGTCCTCTACTGTTGTCAACATTACAGTTGTTAACACTTTAACAAATACAAACGCAAAAACAAGCTGGAGACTAGGTTTGTATTCAGACACTACGGGATATCCGGCGTGTAGTACATTCCATGAGGACAGATTGTTCTTTGGTGGGAATACATCAAACCCGCAGCGCATAGACGGCTCCAAGACTGGAGACTATGAGAACTTTGCTCCATCGGATACGGCAGGGACTGTAGCCTCTGACAACGCAGTAGCTGCCACATTGAACTCAGATGACGTTCAAGTAATACGTTGGATGAAGGGAGATGAAAAGGGGCTGCTAATTGGAACGGTTGAAGGGGAGTGGGTGGTTAGACCCTCTTCTCAGTCGGAGGCATTGTCGCCAACAAACATTACAGCTAAGCAATCAAGCGATGCTGGTAGCGCTAACATTCAGGCATTGCGTGCTCAGAAAGGCGTATTGTTCGTCCAGAAATCTGGGCGCAAGATTCGGGAGATGGCGTATTTATATGAGGTAGATGGTTTTCGGTCCCCAGATATGACTGCTTTCTGGGAACACATTACGTCCGGCGGAATTAAAGAAATCTCGTTCCAGAAAGAACCACAAGCAATTGTTTGGTGTGTTAGGAACGATGGAGAGCTATTAGGCTTTACGTACGAGCGCGATCAGAAAGTATTGGGTTGGCATAAACATGAATTGGGCGGGTATTCAGATTCCGGCCATACAACAGCGGCGGTAGTTGAATCTGTTGCATGTATTCCAAGTGCAGACGGAACCAGAGATGAATTATGGATGGTCGTCAAGCGGTACATCAATGGCGGCACTAAGCGATATATAGAATACATGACCAAGTTGTGGGAAGAAGGGGATAACCAAGAAGACGCTTTCTTTGTTGATTGTGGATTAACTTATGACAGCACACCAACAACTACGATTAGCGGGATATATCATTTAGCTGGAGAAACAGTTTCAATACTTGCAGACGGAGCAACACACCCAGATAAAACTGTTAGCGCAACAGGGACAATTACCCTAGATAGAAGCGCAAGTGTTGTTCAAGTTGGATACATGTATAACAGCGACGGACAAACCCTGCGACTGGAAGCCGGCGCCGCAGATGGTACATCGCAAGGTAAGAATCAACGTATTCATCGTGTTATCTTTAGGTTACATGAGTCGTTGGGGCTTAAGGTTGGAAGAGATTTTGATAACCTTCAAGTCGTTACCTTTAGAACTGGATCGGATTTAACAGCACAAGCAGTGCCGTTGTTTTCGGGAGACAAAGAGGTTTCTTGGGAAGGAGCATACTCTAGTGACAATCACATTTGTTGGCGGTTCTATCAGCCGCTACCAGGAACTGTTTTAGCGATAATGCCACAACTAGTTACGCAAGATAGGTAGCGTGTGGCATAATATGTAGCTATGATTACGTATACTCCGTTTAAAGCAGAGCACGTCTTTAAGCTTAATATGCAGGATGCGCAGAAGTGGTCAGAAGTATACTTGCGCGTTGAGAATATGAGAGGGCTTGAAGATGATTGGTCTAATACGTTATGGCTTGATGGAAAGCCAATTCTTTGCGCAGGAGCAGCCGAAAGGTGGCCAGGATGTGCAATGGTTTGGGCGTTTGTTAGTGAAGATGTTACGCCAAAGAATTTTTTAGAAGTTCACAATTTAGCTAAGCAGTATCTAAGTCTTGTTCCATTTAAAAGATTAGAGGCTTATGTAGATTGTAATTTTAAAGCGGGGCACAGGTGGGTACGAGCCCTAGGATTTAGTTTAGAAGCAGAGCGAATGAGGTCATTTCAGATAGATGGAAAGGACTGCGCTCTTTACGCAAGAGTGAAAGAATAATATGGAACCAGTAACCCTAGGCTTGATGGCAATAGGAACAGCGGTAAGCGTAGCCGGAGCCATGTCGTCTGCGCGAGCTCAAGCTAATGCTGCAAACTATAATGCTGCGGTAGCGTCCAGAAACGCGGCGATTGCTCGGCAACAAACAGCGCAAGACCTTGAGACACAGCAGCGTCAAGCTCGCATGCAAATAGGGGCAATGCGTGCAGCATATGGAGCCTCTGGCGTAACTCCTGAAGGGTCACCTCTAGACGTGTTGGAGCAAAGCGCTTCGGCAGCAGAACTTGATGCGCAAAACATTAAGTATCGCGGCGAATTGAAGGCTCTTGGTTATTCTGAGGAAGCGTCGCTTGATTCTAGCCAAGCGGGCAGTGCATTAGCTTTCGGAAATCAACAGTCTGCTAGCGCTCTATTAACGGGGGCTACGCAAGGATTACAGTACTATAACCGTACAAGGGGCAATTGAATATGCCTGTTATTCGTCAATACACACAAGAACAGTCTGCTCAAGCTGCTATACCAGGACGTCGGGCGATTGCTGCTGACTTCGGTGGCATAGACCCATCCGTTGGCTCCACGATATCTAATACGGCAGAGGTTCTTTTACGGCAACGAGAAGATCAAGAAGTCTCGGACGTTCGTAAGCGCTTGGCTCAAGCACGTAACGACCTCACTGAACAATGGATCAATGTACAGAACACGGCAGCTCCGGGAGACATGACAGTTGCGTCTAGCTTCTCGCAGAAGATGCAAGACTACTTTGACAAGATGCGGGATACGACGATTACTACCGCAGCGCGCAAGGTATTCGAACAAGGATATACTGAGCTAGCAGGCCACTTCAAGGGACAGGCTTTAATTTTCCAAGCGGATCAAGCAGGTAAGAAAGCTAAACTAGATTTCGTTACAATGCGGGACAATAACGCTCGCGCCATTTCATTTGATCCATCTCAGTACAACGCTCTCGTTGCTCAAGACAAGAAGGCCCTTGAAGAAGGACAGGGATACCTTGGCAGAATTAGTCCAATAGATAGGCAAGCCTTAGAGCAAGACACAGTAAACTATTACGCACGAGCTGCCGTATCTAATATAGTAGAAAACCGTCCGATGGATTTCCTTCGCGCGGTTAAGCCGAATGCGATTACAAACCAGTACGGGGTTCCAATTGGCGGAACAGCCGGCGGAACGGGGTTTGAGTCCGCTGTAGATTTCGTATTCAAAGCAGAGACCGGCGGAGATATGGCCGGCGGCGGGTATACGAAACATGACGGGAAGAGTGGAACGGCCACTAAATTTGGCGTCAATAAAGAAGCAAATCCAGATGTACACATTGAGTCTTTGACAAAAGATGCGGCCACTAAGATATACAAGGAAAGATATTGGGATGCCATAAACGCCGATTCTCTTCCGCCAGCTACTGCGTTTGTTGCGTTCGATACCGCAGTTAACATGGGGGTTAGTGCGTCAAAAGACCTTTTAGATAGGTCTGGAGGTGATCCACAAAAGATGTTGGATATGCGCCGGGACATGTACAAGAGGATTGTTCGTAACAATCCATCCCAAAAGAAATATTTGAGCGGCTGGCTTAATCGGGTTGACGATCTTCAAGCAGCCGTTACTGGTTCAGATAAACCAACGTTGTCGGAGGAAGTCGCTGCAAGTGGGTCCGCTCCTAAGATAAACGTTCCAGGCTTTAATGATTTGCCGTTCAACGAACAGCTACAGATGATTCGTCAAGCAGAGACTAGGGCAAATCAAATCATGTCAGCTGGCCGCGCAGTTATGGGACAGCGTTTGAAAGATGCAGAAGCTGAAGCCTTGTCTACAGGAACAGTTACTTCCCCTCCAACTCGCCAAGAGCTGTACGCTCTATATGGCCAAGAAGAGGGCGCTAAGATTTATGATTCTGTTTTGAAAACAATGCAATTAGGAAAGGACATGCTTTCTGTTCGGGGCATGTCACCAGCTGATCAAGAGGCGTTGTTGAAAAACTACACTCCTGCCGGCGGTGCTGGATTTGCAGAAGGGCAAGCCAGACAGGATACGCTTCAAAAAGCAATCATTGTGGCTAGAAAACAACGCGATACTGATCCAGTTCAGTATGCGTATAACGCGGTTCCAGAAGTTAAGCAGGCTATGGACGCCATGATTGAGGCAGGGAAGGGCGGCGACATATCGGCGCAAGCTGCTGCTACGCAGAAATATGCCACTACGGTTTTAGCGCAACAAACAAGGCTTGGCGTTAAAGACCCCGTGCTGCTTACAAATGAAATGGCGGACGCTATTGTTAGGAGCTTTAGCAATCAGGCTCAAGGCGGACAAAATGCTGCTGCGCTTGTTAGAAATCTTCAAGCAACGTGGGGCGATAATTTTCAAACAATGTATCAACAGCTTGCTAATAAATTACCAGCTGCCGCCCTAGTAATACCAGGCATGGACGATGGCCCGGCCACACTATTAGCAGAAGCATCCAAGTTAAGCAACAAGGAAATATGGGATGGGCTTGATGGACACGCAAAGCGTGACGTAGACGAAACCTTAAGTTCATTGTTGATAGACTTCCAACAAACACTTGTTGGCTCTCCGTCTGGACCAAAGGCATACAGCACATATCGAGATCAAATAGCAACACTGGCGGCCATGTATATGCGTAACGGAGAGAGCGCCAAGTCGGCATCAAAGCGGGCGTATCAAGAAGTGTTAGCAAAAAACTATACGTTTACTAATACTTATAGAATTCCCGTATCCTTCGATAAGAAGCCAGTTGACTCTAGTCTAGTAGAGTCTGGCGCTAAAGCGATTTTGGAATCAGCGGATAGTCTTCCGTTACGGGTAGCAAGATCATCCGTATCCGGCACTACTGTTGAATCAGACAGGAAAGCAATGGTGAGCTCTATCCAATCTAAAGGGCATTGGGTTACAAGTAAGGGCGAAAAGGGATTGACCCTTTACTATGGAGATTCTGCTATTCAAGATGTTAACGGAAACCCAATACAATTTACTTGGGATCAGTTACAGCAACGCGGAGCGCAACAGGCTGCTTCTACCGATGGCCTTTGGTTTTTAAACATGTTGCCGGTTGTTCCTTAAGAAAGAAACAGATGCCTGTTCCATTTTCAGATATTAGGGTTAGAGATGGGCGCAGCCTAGATGAATTTCAGGCTCCGCTTCTTGACGTTATGGGCGCAGCTGCTGGGGCCGCGTTCTATGATAACCCGCTCCAGCAGGTATGGAGGCTAGCGGAGCAACAAAATTTGCAGGGGGACGAACACACGACTCCCGACGCTGGCTACACTATAATAAGCAAGCCACGCGAAAAGCTGGCCCCAGATGTTGCTAAAGAAAGACTGAAGGCTGCTGGGGTTAGTTATGATGTCCCCGAGGAAGGTATCACTGAAGCGTGGTTGTCTACCTTAATTAAGCGTAAGCAAGAACGGGCAGCACGGGATTCTATTTTAGCTAGAGCACCGTCGGGGTCCATGCCATTTCAATTAGCGGCGGCGTTAGGTGCTTCGGTACTCGATCCTATTAATATAGCTTCGGCCTTTATACCCGTTGTAGGGGAAGTTAGGTACGCTTCTCTATTAGCTAAAGCTGGTACTTCTGTATTAGGCAGAACAGCCGTACGCGCAGGGGTCGGCGCGGTAGAGGGGGCTGTTGGGCAAGCTGCATTGGAGCCGCTCACCGCGTATGCGTATTCCCAAGAAGGCACGGATTACACTATGGCGGATTCCCTTCGTAATATAGCTTTCGGCTCAGTGTTCGGTGGCGGGCTTCATATAGCGGGCGGGGCGGTAAAAGAAGTATTAGCTAGACGATTAGCTAGGGGGGAAAGCGTTGATGTTGAAC